TTACGGAAACATTGCTTTTAAACGTGGCCGCACCTACAACATTGAAAGACCCACTAACTGATACGCTACCACCAGCATGTATAAATCCTGATACAGAGATGTTTGTAGCAGTACCAATTTCAGCTTTTACATTTGTAAGATTAGAACCATCACCATAGAAAGCTGTAGCAGTTACATTACCAACAACATTTACATTACCACTAACTGATACATCAGTTGCAAAGTTAGCTACACCTTCAACATCAAGCACTCCACCAATACAAGCTGATGTTGCTACATCAAGGCGACCACTGACTGATACATCATTGCTAAAGGTGGACTTGGAAGTAAATCCGGCAGCGCCAGCTACATTAAATGTACCACCAACTGTTACGTTATTCTTCAGAGCCGCTACATTTTCTACTGTAACTGTAGATTTAAAAGTAGCTGCACCAACAGCAGTTACAGTGCTTTGGAACTGTGCTGCACCAACCATAGTAACTGTGCTGGCAAACTGTGCAGCCCCTGCAACTGATAAACTTGACTGTAGGTGTGCAGCACCGACAACTGTGGCAGTGCCGCCTACATAGAGATTGCTACCTACTGTGGCATTGCTTACTGATATGTTGCCAGCAATTGTTGCAGTTACACCGCTAAGATTTGAGCCATCGCCATAAAAAGAACTTGCACATACTTTGTCATCTACATGAAGACTTCCATCCAAAGATACAGCACCACCAACACCTAATGCACCAGTGATCTGTACTGCATTGGTAGCTACCTTCAAAGCAGTGTTAACACCATCACCTGTCTGAACTGCTTTCAGAGAAGTATCTACACCAGTATTGCTAGTTGAAGAACTAACAAGTATAATCTGTTTATATGTATTTGATATTAGTTGGCTTGTTAAATCGCTCATATTAGATTCCAATACTTATCTGTTGATCCCCATGCGGTACTGGCCTGACTCCATGTAATATTACGTCCACCTGTATCTGGACGAGGATTAAGAATAGCTGGATTATCCCTTACATCAGGCACATGATTTTGAGGATGGTTCTTCAAATCAAACTGTCCTTCAAAGTCTTCGGGACATACCAGCATCCCATAACTGTTCATTCTCATATTACGATGTGGATATACAAACCCACATACATCGCACATAGCCAGTGCGTTTTTAGTGCTTGCCATTAGATATACCTTAGTCTTGGCACAACACGCATCGAAGCTCTTTCTCTATCTTCCTGCATTGCTCTGGCAAGACACTCTTCATAGTTTGCCTTTAGCATTTGTATACGACCAGCATCTACACCAAATCTTTTCATTGACATATAATAAGATAGTCCAGCAGTAAGGCAGGGTAAAAATCTTTTAGGAACATCAGCATTCTGATCTGCTGATTTATTTACATCTGTAAGTTCACTGAATACTTCAATCTTTAAAACATCTGTGGAGTTCTCAGGAATAGGCCATACAGACATAACAGGATTGTCCCTGCCTCTTCTGATAGAATACTGCGATGATCTTCCAGTTTGTGTTTTATTAGGAATAAGCAAAAACTCTTCAGGTGTTATACGTTCTAATTTAATATCAGTATTATCTCTATTAAGAACAACTTCAAGAGCATCTATAGTAGAAGAAGATAGATCATAAGAAGTAGTACTTGCAGTCACGGTAAAAGATGATACACTTGTAGTCCATAATAGTATACCACGGTTTTGCCAATCTCGCAACATTAAATTTATAGATCGACGTGCAGAAGCAGGTTCGTGACCAAGAGTGTCTTCACCCCCGATCATCTCCATCGCTTCTTGTATAACCTCGTCTATGTCAAGGTTAAAGTCATATGTTCCTGATACTGCCATTACGTTCTAAACCTTTTTGTTTTAGCTGCTATCTTTTTGGGCTGCTTCACGAACTGCTTCCCGGCAGCAGTCCCTTTTCTCTTTGCTTTGGTGGTCGCTGCATATTCCTTTGACGACAGGGACTTGATTGCTTTCTCCGGTAAATATCTTTCTCCCGTTTTGCCAGATGGTTTTCCCGACTTGGTTTTCCATTTTTGCTTGCTCCACTTTGAAAGTTTATTAGTAGATTTTTTCTTACCGCTGTATGATCCACCAGAATCTTTGTAATACTTAACAGCAAGCTGCATAGCTCTGGCAGAGTGCTTACCACCCATCTTACGCTTTGCTCTGGCCTTTGCCGCTGCCCACTTCTTTGGGTCACGTTTAGTGGCTGTGCCGCCTTTCTTACGTTTAATCATTTCTTATGTATCTTCTGGACTTCAAAGCTTGCTTTCTTAGAAGCACCTTTATGTGCCTTATATCCAGTAGAGGGGTTCTTCATAAGTTTAAATCCTTTACCAGCTTTCATCCAGTGAAAACCTTTAGGAGCATCCACTGCTTTTTTCATTAACATCTCCATCTTTTGCGAGCTTGTCTAAGTCTGCTATTAGGATTTTTAGCAGCCTTTGGAAACTTCTTCATCTGTCCAGCAGACCTTGCACAGTATGACTTACGTCTTGATGCACGTTTGCCTGTAGGTTTCTTTTCGGTTACAGCAGTCTTTAGCTTAGAACCGGGATTCTGCCTACGATATTTAGCCACACCCTTCTTAGTCATGCCAGCACCAGACTTGGTAGGACGCTTCATGCCCCTGCCAATAGTCATGCCCTTCATGTTACTGGGTTTTCTTTTTCGCTTTACTGCCATATGTATACCTAAACTTTTTTCCTATATAGTTACAAAGACTATTTATATATTCATTAAAATCTTTATAGTCTTCTTTATTAGGTCTAGTACCTGAATTATCTATTAAAGTAGGATCGTCATAACCTTCCTGAACAGACTTATTATATCTAATAATAAATTCTTTATCCATTAGTACATTTTTTTAGAATAAGTTGCTTTACCATAACCACGTTTAGCTGCACCTACACCACGAACAACTCTTTTCTTAGTCTTAGTTTTTTTCTTTATCTGTCCGCCTTCTTTAAAAATATCCACTCCGAAAGCACCTAAAATATCATCAGGATCAAAAAGTATTTTTCCTATATTTCCTTCTGCAATACCAGACCCACTTCCAAACGGTCCCGGCTCTCCTGTAATTCCTTGAAAAAGAGCATTGCCAGCACCTAAAAATTGACCAACAACAGGAATGTGAGGAACAATACTTCTTCCTACACCACCAGCAAGGTCTTTTCGTTTCTTTTTCTTCTCTTCTTTTGGAGCAAGGTCTGAAGTAACAGTTTTTCTTAATGATTTATTACTCATGACTAAAGCCTATCAATTAATACATTTTCTTAGAATAAGTGGCTTTACCGTAACCACGTTTAGCTGCACCTACACCACGAACAACTCTTTTCTTTTTCTTAGTCTTCTTTTTTATCTGACCGCCTTCTTTAAAACCTACTGCCGGTGCACCAGCAAATCCAGATGCAAAAGTGCTTCCACCAGCAGCACCGGCACCGGCACCGGCACCACCACTTGCAGCCATCATTCCTAATCTAGCAAGAGTTCCTAACATCTGGCCGCCACCTTTGCCGCCACCGCCACTTTGCTGCATTTGTTGTTGTGGGGGAGGTATAACATCGCCGGAAATAGCAGTACCTATTTCAAGTCCTTTGGCGTCGTCCTCTTCTTGTTCTCTGAGAAGACGTTCTATTAGAGTTTCTTTTTCATCTTCTTCTTCATCTTCTTCTTTTTTTTTCTTTTTTTTATCGTCCATATTATCTGTATAAGCCATATTACGATCCTCTTAATTCAGAGCGTTGTCCTCTAAGTGCTGCACGTTTGCGAGGGGCTTTCTTTTTGGCCTTTTTAAGACGACCGCCTTTTTTCCAACCACTCATTGGATTAGTCTCAAAATCATATACCCCCGGCATATCATATGCTCCACGAAGACCGGGATCGCTATTATAATCAACTTCAGAGTTGTCCTTTTCAAAAAGGTCACCTACTTCTTTCATAATAGCACCAGTAGATTTATTTTTTGATGTTTTACGCTTTGAAGGAGGTTTAACTTTTGTAGGTTTATCGCCACCAATTCCTTTTAAATTAGAAATCAAAGTTGCTAGTTCTTTATTTTTTGTTAGCCGATCTTCAATTTTTTTAGACATATCAGCCTCCTCTTTGTTCAGCCCTATGGCCTCTAAGGGCTGCACGTCTACGAGGTTTAGCTTTACCACCCTTCTTACGTGTCATAACTTTTCCGCCATACTTCTGATCAAACTCTTCAAATGCCATTCCTTCATCAGTACTATCTACTTTAATTTTACCTTTTCCAAAAGGATTATCAATATAACGGACACCCTGTTCATAAGGTTTAAGTGGTTTATTT